TGCATATGGACGTCGCCGCGTTGGAAATCGTGCTGCCTCGCATCACCGTGCCCACGCTCACCAAGGCCGAAGTGTCGAACCTCGATCCAGCCGACCTCACGCAATTCGGTGTGGAGGTATCCGGTTTTTTGTTGACGAGAGCGAGCCGCGAGGGCTACCAGCCCGCGTAGAGGACGCCATGGCCGATATCGCGGTGGTGTTCCATTGGCCACCGCCCGTGATGGACACCATGGCGCTGCCGGAGTTGATGGAGTGGCGCGAACAGGCGCGCCTACGTAACGGCGTGGAGGAATGATGGACCTGAAACTTAGCGTACTGCTCAGTGCGATTGATCGCGCCACCGCGCCGTTACGTGCTATCGCCGGTAGTTCGTCCCAAACCTCCAAGGCGCTGCGCGAAACACGCCAGCGCCTCAAGGAATTAGAAAAGGCGCAAGCCGATCTCAAAGGCTTCCGCAGCTTGAAGGCTGGCACGCAACAACTGGCCGCCCAGATGAGCGCCGCGCGCACGCGCGCCACGGAGTTGGGCAAGGCCATCGCCGCCACGACGGCACCGACGCGTGCGCAGCGACGCGAATTTGATACCGCACGCCGCCAGGCCGATGCACTCAGCCGCCAGTACCAGACGCAGACGCGCCGCTTACAACAAATGCGCGACGGGCTTGCTACCGCCGGCATCCACACGCGCAACTTCGTGCAGCACGAGCGGCAACTACGTGATGCCGTCGCAGCCACGACACGCCAGATGGAAGGTCAGCAGCAACGCTTACGGCAACTCAGCCAACAGCAGCAGCGCATGGGTGCGGCGCGTGAAGCGTTTGCACGCTCACAGGCCACCGGATCACACCTGGCCATCGGTGGTTTGGCCGCGATGGAAACAGGCCGGCATCTCCTCGGCAGCTTGAGTCCCATCATCGACGCGGCGAAAGACTTCCAAACGCAGATGGCACAGTTGCGTGCCATGGGTGTGGGTGATGCCACGGTGACCGATGCCGTGAAGTTTGCGCGCGGCATGGACATCATGGGCACGAGTGCCACCGAAAACTTGAAGCTCTTGAAAGAGAGCTACGGCGTGCTGCGCGACATGCACGAATCCGAACAGGTCGCGCCCTACCTCGCACGCATGAAGTTCGGCATCGAAACCGTGATGGCCAACGGCGGCCACGGCGAAGGTCACGGCGCGAACGCCGAAGCCATGTTCATGGATCTGCTGAAAGTTGCTGAGTTACGCGGCGCGGCCAAAGATCCCACGCGATTGAAGCAAGTGCTGGACTACGCCACGCAGGCCTATGTCGCCTCCGGCGGCCTGGTGAAGCCCGACGACCTGCTCAACATGATCAAGACCGGCGGCATCGCGGCCAAGCAGCTCGATGACACGCAGTTCTTCTTCGGCATGCTGCACACCATGCAGGAAATGGGCGGCCATCGCGCCGGTACCGGCCTGGCCACCGCATATCAGAACTGGGCGGCAGGACGATCCACGCAGCAGTCGGCGGAAGAGCTTCAACAGCTCGGATTGCTCAACAAGGACGCGGTGAAGTACGGCAAGACCGGCCACGTCACCAAGATGCTGCCCGACGCCTTGAAGGATGGCGAGCTGTACCGCACGAACCCGTTCGAGTACCTGATGACGCGCGTCGTCCCGAAGCTCAACCCGGAGGGCAAGCTCAGCGACCAGCAGGTGATCACCAAGATCAACGCGCTGTTCTCCGGCCGCAAGGGTGGCGACTTGTTTGCGTCGCTCTTCATGGAGCGCGCCAACATCGCCAAGCATCTGGCCGCCGCGCCCAAAGCCTATGGTGTCGATGCGCTCTACAACGAAGCCTCGCAGACGGCCACCGGGCAGGAAGCCGAACTGCTCGCGAAAAAATCGGACCTGTATCGCGAGCTAGGTACGCTGTTGCTGCCCGTCTATGTAGCGGGCCTGCAAAAGTTGACCAGCGCCGTGCGTCATCTCACCAACTGGAACCAAAGCCACCCGATGCTCGCCAAGGGCATCCTGATGGTCGCGGGAAGCCTCGGTGTGTTGATGACCGTCATTGGCGGCTTGATGGTGGGCTTGGGCGGCCTGGTCGGGCAGTTCGCGCTGCTGCGCTTCCTGCTGCGCATGGGCGGCTTGAGTTTCGGCGGTGGTGGCGGCGCGACGGGACTCGCACGCCTTTTCCCGCTCCTTATCAGCGGCGCACGCGCAGCGGCGATGGCGGTAATGGGTTTGAGTGTGCCCATGCTTGCCTTGATCGCACTGATCGCGGTCGCGGGCCTCGTGGTCACCAAATACTGGGGGCCGATCCGCGCGTGGTTTGAAGGTGTTGGCTTGGGTCTGACACAGACCGTGGAGCCAGCCTTCCAACGTCTTGGCGCGGCCATGCACGAAGTCTTTGCGCCGCTTGGGTCGATGCTCGCGACGATCTGGGGCTGGGTCTCGCAGCTCTGGCAACCTTTCCAAGCGACCAGCCAGCAGCTCGATGCCGCGCGGCAAAATGGTGTCGGGTTCGGAACGGTGGTCGGCCATGCCATCGCGGGCGTGATCGACGCCATCACCTTGGCCGTGCGCGCGTTCGTATGGCTGGGCGAGGCCATCGGCACCGCTGCAAGTTGGGCGGTGACGCACTGGGAACCGGTCAAAGCGTGGTTTGTCGACATGTGGCAAACCATCGAAAACGCGGCGCGTAAAACGCTGGACTGGATCGCCGATAAATTGCAGGGCGTGCGTGATCTGATCGCACGCATTCGCAGTTTTGGCGCGAGCCCCGCAACGGCCGGTGGTCCGCCTATCGAGTGGATCATGCCCGGCGACCACGAACGCGCGCGCCAGGTCGCTGATGTCATCGGACGCACGCCGATGGCCGGACAACAAGCATCCGGTACCGGCCAAGGCGCGATCAACACGGCGAGCCCGATAGGCACTCGCGCCACCACCGGTGACTCCTACCAGGTCCACATCGACGCACGCGGCGCCGAACCCACACAGGTCAAACGCGCCGTGCAGGATGCGCTCAACGATCACGCGCGGGCGCAGCGGGCACGCGCGAATTCCGCTTACTCGGACGAGGGCTGACATGCTCGGATACACCCTGATGGCCTTCGGGCCGTTTGCATTCGGCATGCAAACCGCTGCGTATGACGAACTGCGCCGGCAGATGCAGTTCAAGCACGGCGCCGCGGTGCGCGTGGGCGAGCGCGACAATTACCAGTACCTCGGCGCGGGCGAGGAAATCATCACGCTTAGCGGCTCCGTGGCGCCCGGTGTGACCGGTACGCTGGCGTCCATCACGCAATTGGAAAACATGGGAGCGGGTGGCCAGGCGTATGTGCTGGTCGACGGCGCCGGCTACGTGTATGGCGTGTATTTCATCCAAGGCCTGGAAAGCACGCAGCGTTATCTCTTTCCCGATGGCACGCCGCGTCGTGTGGATTTCTCGTTGACGCTGTGCCGGTCGGACAACCTGCCCGCCGACGAACCCACGAACGGCGCAGGTGCGCGCCGATGATCAACGAAAACCGTACCTCCATCGTGCGCCCGGTTTTCAAAGTGGTGGTCGGTGGTGTCGATGTGACGCAACGCCTGGAATCGCACCTAAGCAGCATGACGCTCGTTGCGTGCCGCGAGGATCACGCCGACCAGCTCGATCTGGAATTTGAGGACACCGCGGGGCGTATCGCGATGCCGCGCAAAGGCGTGAACATCGAGGTGTCGCTCGGCTTCGACATAGCGGGCATGTGCCTGCAAGGTTCGTATGTCGTGGATGAGGTGGAACACCGGGGCGCCCCGGACACCATCTCGGTGCGGGCACGCAGCGCACGTGTGTCCGGGCCGCTGGCCACGCGTAAGGAACGCAGTTGGAGCGATACCACCGTGGGCCACATCGTCAGTGTGATCGCGGGCGAGCACGGTCTGAAACCTCGCGTGGCGGGTGCGCTGGCCAGCCAGCCCGTATCACAGCTAGATCAAACCGAAAGCGACATGTCGCTGCTGCGCCGTTTGGGCAAGCACTGGGACGCGGTGGCCACGGTCAAGAACGGCACTCTCATCTTTGCGCCTATCGGCCACGGCAAGACGGCCGGCGGTACCGATCTGCCCGCGCTCACCCTGCATCGGGGTAGCGGTGACAGGCATCATTTCCAAGAGATCGATCGCAGCGCCTACACGGGGGTGCGTGCGCGGTGGTATGACATCAATGGCGCACGTGGCCACCTGGCACTCGCTGGCAAAAACGGGCACGTGAAGATCCTGCGCGGTGATTTCTCCACCGAGGCCGACGCCAAGCGCGCCGCCGAGGCCGAAATGGCGCGGGTGAAACGTGGCGCGGCAACGTTCACGCTGGATCTCGCCATCGGTCGCCCGGATATCTTTCCCGAGATGCCGGTGAAGCTGGTCGGCTGGCCAGATGCAATCACTACCTACGAATGGATTGTGTCCAAGGTCACGCACAAGCTCGATGGCAACGGTGGCTACCTCACGTCGCTCGAATTGGAAAACAAAGCCGCAGCCAGCGATCACGCTGCCATGGATGATGGCGAAGACAGCGACGCTGATAGCTTCAGCACTGTGGCGGCTACCGATGAGCAAAGGCCAGCAACCATCGCCCAAGCCGCGTAACACACTGCGCGCGGCCCTTACAGCGAACCGACGACAAGCGCACGACGCGAATGCAATCTAATTCGTTGTTCGGTAAACCATAATTTGTCCGCCTCGGACACTTTATGATTCATCGAAAGCATAAAGTGTCCTCGACCTCGCTTAAGAGGGCTTTGGCCCAAGTACCTACGGGCCCGGATCGGGGTTTCGAGTTCCCCGATTCTTCTTAGCCTCCCCCGTTAGGTTCTACCCTCTTTCCTGCATCAAGGAATGCCTTGTATATCTGATCACGCTTGTCGATATTCGAGAACGTCATCGATTTTAGCCCAGCCACCACGTAAAACTGGGTCATCTCTGCGATCAGGCTGAGCGTCGTTGCATGAAGCGATATGTTCGCCAACGTCTTAAAATCTGGGTGAAATATGAGTCCGAACTTGGAGTGCTCCTGGTATGACTTAACAACATCACGACCTCCATGGACAAAACCGTTGAATGCATCCAGCGCATAGCTAAAGCGATTATGTAGACCGGCTTTCGCCAGTTCTGGCGATACCGTCGCTATGAATTCGCGTAACTGAGCTATGAGTTCATCCAGCCTAATCTGCCGTTTTCTTTCATTTGGCGGCTTCACCAAGGGCATTCGGTCGTTCAACATAAAGTCTTCGACTTGTTTGTCAGACGAAAACTCTGGACGAGCAAAGAAAATGCCGCGTGCGAGCGCGTCCAGTTGGAGGCGGAATAGTCCCACTGCGGAGAACGCGGCTGATGGCGACGGGCGACTCAACAGGAGGTTCAGGGACACGGCGTGGTCCACACTGGCCGCTAAAAGTGCTTGCGCGACACGTTGGCGCGAGGTCGGCACCTTCACCCTCCCATCGTTCAACGACTGTCGCAGCAACTCCGCAAGCGTTCCGGATGCCAAGGCAATCTCATGCATTTCGACGTTATCCAACAACCCTCTCCCTGTACTACCCAGTCCACCGACGAAGAATACCGAGTGGCCTGCAGCAAGATGCGGACGCTAGCGGCCAATTTATGCTTTAACGAACATTCGTACTGGAAGCATGCGCTAGCCATGGAGGCGGCGGAATCGTTGGCCCCCGCGCAATCTCACCCTTCGGACTCGGACTGGGAATATCTAACTCGGGATCTGGAACGGCTAGGGGTTGTAAGTCATTCTTTGCCTGCGTACATGCTTTGATGACGCCGGGCAGATCCAAGGTAAGTTCGAAAACGTAAGCTGCTTCGACAGGATCAAAGAGCTTGTTCTTTCCTTTTGCCAACAGATTCAATTTGTCTTCTGCCAAATCCCTTAACTTGACACATGACTCCAAATGACCAGAGGTATTGTTACCTGCTCGCGATAGCGCGTGAAAATCATCGTTCGTCGGGGACAGCGGAGGAAGGTGCGTGTCATTCATAATCCACAGGAGATCCGCCCCCCATTTCGTATGGCTTTGCATCTCGCTGCTGGCTTCCCCGTAAGTCTGCTGCGCAGAGTCAGCGTCCTCCAAAACAAGATCGACTTGCCCCACGAGCCTTGTAGCCACCGCTGAAGCATCCGCAGCTTCGCCATGTTGTGCTCGCCTGTCAGTTTCTTGTGCATGTCTGTCAGCAGCCTGACTAACGAGAACAGCCCAAATACTTACCCCAAGACCAGACGCAGCGACCGCGAAGGAAGCAAGCGCAATCCAATTTTTCTTCCACCAGCCCTTCTTTTGATCCTGATTGCTCGAGGAAGTCATAGGCTTCCTTACTTTGGACGAATTCTTACGTGACATACCGCATGAGGTCCTTATCGTTGAAGCGTAACGAGTGAGCGGCATACCTCACGAGCACCCACTTCAACGCGGCAGGTGCGGCACCCGTAACGCTGTGGGAATGTTTAGCCGACGTGAAGAACTATCCGTCATCTTAGCCTGCAATACACCGAAGAAAATGGCAGCAGTTCCTTCATGGCTGCGTATACATTTCCCCTGCTAAATTCCATAAACCCGGTAGATAGTCTGCCGGCTCTTATAAGGGGAAGCCCAATGTCACGCGTTCAAGCAGTTCGCAAAGCACTACTCGCCGGTTGTGTCGCTCTCGGCTTGACGTCTACGGCCTTTGCGCAGACTTCAACGCCTGCCACAGGACTGGGCCAGTCTTGGCCAAA